GCTGGTAACTTGTAATTGACCTGTAAAACTTGCGCCAGCAACCAAAGAAACTGTTGCAGATGTCGTGTTGTTGCTTCCACTCGCTGCAGTTGTGGCGTTAAAACCAAAACCAAACAAACCTGCATAATACCCTGTGTTTTCGGTTGTCGGGCCAGCATAACGAAATTGAAAAGTTAAATTACCGCCTGTGTCGGTTTCGCCATTAGAAATCGTTATCAAATAAAACTTGTATGTAGCGCTAAAAACATTGTCAAAAGTTGTAGTTGCGCCCGACAAAGTGCCGCCACCAACACGCACCAACGCGCCAGCCGTTGCAGGGCCGACAGTAGCCCAAGCCGCGCCATCGTAATACTGCACCACATTCGTTGACGACAAGTAACAAAGTTGCCCCTCTGCCAGCACCTTTTCGCTTGTGCCACCAAACGCCGCGTCACGCGTAACAGTTGTAGCAAATACTGGTACGCCAGTTCCCGCGCTTATATTCATGTTTGCACTAGTCAATACCTCGCCGCTAGCAAATAACGGTACTGATGTCTGTTCATTTGGCATATATCCTACTTTACGCTAAAACTGGCTGTGGGTCTTGTATATCTAACTTACCGTAAATCGCGTCGTTCAAAACGAACTGGTAGACGATAACCGTAGCCGACGTATAAAACGTAACCCTATGCCCGTTGGATACGTTTACCGATATTTCTACGCCCTCTACTGCTAGTTCTTGGGCTACTTCGCCGCCGGCAATAGTGTTAGTAATCGTTATGGTGTCGCCAATATCTACTAACGCCAAGGCTTCGCGTTGCGCTGTCGTAAGCATTAAATAATCTGTTTGTACAGCGTTAAACGTGGCTTCGGGTTCGCCAACTAACAGGTAGTTTGCCAAGGCAAGCGCGCTTGCATCGTTGTGTAAAAGGCTGTTAGTAATGCTTACGTTTTGTATTAGGTACTTGGCTTGACTTGTCAGGTCGTCGGCTACTTCAGGGCTTGTAGCGCCTAAGTGTTGAATACTTGCCCTGTTTACTATTAAGTCTGCGTTATAAATAATGCCTAAAGAGTTATACGGTATGTTTGTGCCGTCGTCGTGAAAGTCGGCAACGCTACCCGAAAGGGTGTTACCAATGCGCGGTTGGCTAGTTATATCGCCAGTACGCGACATAAAAATACGGCCTTGTTCGGCTGCCTGTATTTGGTCTATGTAGGCTTTTACGTTGGTTCCTTCAGCGACCGTGTACGCGGCAGCCCCACCTAGTGTTTGGGTTCCGGTTTCTATATCACGTGTTAAAGCCGGGTAAGCAACTTCGGGCAGGTCAAGTACAGCCGTTAAGCGGGCGCTAGATAACTGTTCAGATACGTTAAATTCGGCTAACGCTGTTTGGGCTAACAAATAGAAGTCGTCGGCACAATATACGGTTACTGTATTTTGCCCGCCTAGTTGATAATTGTAGTCGTAGTTGACTATCTGCCCTACAAACAAAGTTATAAACGTACCTACGCTGTTGTATCTGCCAAACGATACCCGGCGTAACGGTGCCAAAGTAAATTGGCCTGCCGGGTCAACGTATGGGCTAGATGAATAAAGCGGGTTTAAAGTGCCACCGGCTAGGTCGTCGTTTAAATTAAATGACATTGTGCCCGCGCTAAATTGGTCGCCTACGTCACGGCGCCCGCGTTTAATGCTTACATTTGTTGAGTATTCAAGCATTGGGGCAAACTCTGTAGTTCCGTCTAACACGTATTGGGTGCTGTTTAGTACGCCCCGTGTTGCGTCATCAAGAATAAACGCGTCTAATTGAAAGCCTGTATCTATAAATAGTTCGTAGTTGCCGCTTTCAATTACTGACGTAGCCATTATGCAATACTTATATTTGCGGGGCCTGCAGCGCGATTAAATGCCCGAATGTTGTTTACAATTTCTTCGCCTGTTTGAGCGTTACTCATTACGCCCGCTACGTTTATATTGTAAGTATCGCCTACAGATTGGCGTTGTATATCTTGCGTAATTGGTGCAGCAACCGGGGCACTTACGTTGTTTGTTACGCGCGTTACTACTTCGTTTACACGTACTGTTATGTCAACGGTTCGCGCCAGTTTGTTTGCTAACGCGTCCATTTGTTTCATCATTTTTGGCGTTAGTTTGTCTATTTCTTCTTGTAGCCCGTTAACCGTTTTTTGTGCGTTGTCTACGCCTACTTGATACCATGCCGTCGCAGCGTTTATACCTACCTTTTGCGCTGCCATATTGGCACTATCAACCAACGCGTTGGTTTCAAATATGGCGGTTTCGCCGCCTTTAACTAGTTCTTTGGCTATGGCCGCGCCGGCTTCGCTACCGGCTGCTAACACGGCTTTAAGGCTGTCTTGTGATAACCCAAGGTTTAAAGCGTGTTGTACGTCGTTTGAATAGTCTTTAATTCCGTTTACTTGGTCACGTAGTCCGGATAAAAATCCTTTGCCAGTGTCTTTGCCTGCCGCTTTGGCGTCTTTAAAACTAAATGCGTCCATAAGGCCTTGGGCTACGGTGTCGGCGTAATCTGTTAACGCTTTTTTAGCGTCGTTTAACGCGCTGTTGGCGTCTTTAAGTGCTTCTTGTAGGCCTTCTTTAAGTGATTTAGCGTAGTCGTAGTTTGCTTTAGTTGCCGCGCCTGTGCTTTTATCTATGTCGTTAAATGCTTTTATACGTTCTTTAAGTTGGTCCGCGGTAAGTTCAGGACCTATAAAGCCTTTAGGCCCCATAAGCGCACCAGTTCCGGCAATAGTTCCCGCAGTAGTTAACGTTTGTTGGTTTAATAAATCGCTTTCTTTTCGTGCCGCGTTCATCTTTTTTGTGTACAAAGCAAACGCCGCTACGCCGGCAGCAACGGCAATAATTCCAATACCGGTAGCAACTTGTACAGCGGTAAACGATGTAGCAAGGGCATAATTAACTGCGGTTGTGATAATGGCAGCCGCTTTATATAACGCCATACCCGCTTTAGCAATAATAATTGCACCGGATACGGCAGCAACAGCGGTAGTAAATGCTATAAAGGCGTCTGTATTGTTGCCTAATAGTTGCGAAAATTGAACAAGCACAGGTAGCGACGCTTCTAATACAGGTAAAAACGCTTGTCCTATTGCTACTTTTGCGTTGTCTACTGACGCTTTTAGTATGCGTTGTTGGTTGGCCGCTCCGTCTGCAGTGCGCGCAAAGTCGCCTTGTGCGTCGCTTGTTTGTTGCAAAATAAGTTTTTGGGTTGCTAATACTTTTGCTTGCGCTGTTAATGCTCCTGTGCCGTCGTATAGGCCCATTTTCATTGCTTGTGCTTTTACGGCTGCGTCGCTTAGTAGTACGCCAAATTTACGTATAGGTTCGGCTTCGCCACGTAATGCGGCTCCTAATGCTAGGGCTACATCGGCGGGGTTAGCGTTATGAAAACTGGCAAGGTCGCCGGATAGTTTGACCATTTCAATAGAAAAGTTAGATAGGTCCGCACCTGCAAGCCCGGCAGATTTACCAAAAATACCCATGGTTGCCGCTGCGTCTAACGCGGCTTGTTTAGATAAACCTAAACTAGTGGCGGCGGTGTCCGCAAACTTTTTAATTTCCGTTGACGCTTCGCCAAAAATAATTCCGGACTTACTAACCGTTTCGTTAAAATCGCTTGCGGCTTGTGCGGCTTTATAACCGCCTGCAACAATGGCACCGAACGCTATAGCGGCAGGTACTGCCATTTTGTTTATAGCAAACGCCGCTTTATCCGACGCTTTAGTAAGGTTTTGAAATTCTTTTATTGCCGCTTGTGAACCCTTGCCGTTAAACGACGTAATAATCGGTATGTTAATTGCCATAAGTAACTTCCAATTTGCGGTTTGTCATAGCCATAACTTCGGCAACTATATCCAATACAACGGCTTCCACTGCCGGACGCGCCATATCTACAGCGGGTTCGCTAGCACGTGGATTAAATGACCCGCCTACTTCTAGGTTGCGTACAAACGCGCCACGCGTTTTAGCGCCGGCATGGTCCCAAATAGCGCCGGCTGCGTCCTTTTGTCTAAGGCTTAACAATTGGTATGGCTGTGCTTTAAAGTCAATAACTTCACCGGATTTAAACTTTACGCTTCGTTCTTTTTGACCGCTTCGGTTGGTCATAATTTTAAACCCGGCGCTAGCCATATCGCTAGACCATTTAGTCCCTTCACGGCCCTTAATAAGGTTGCCGCGCCCCATACCGCTTAACGGTGGTCTAGT